TTAAATTAAAACAGTATGATGATTTAAAAAAGAAAGTAGATAAGCAAGACAAGATAATTAATAAATCAATAAGATATATGGAAGATACTTTTGTACTAGAAGAGGATAAATGTATAACTGAATTATATAATATTTTGAAAGGAAGTATAAGATGAGTGTAAAAGGTAAAGTAAAAAGATGCAATAAACAAATAAAAATATTGCAAGATCAATTAGAAACAGCTCAACTATCTAATAGCAGATTAAGAGAAAAGCTTGATTCTCAAATAGACAATAGAACACTTGAGAATATAATAAAGTTTGCTATAACTAATCATGTAGGAAATTTAAGGGCAGGAATAATGATAGATGCTGCATCAGTAGATAAAATGAAAGATCTAAAATTATTAATTGATAGAAATGAAGAATATGGACGAGCTTATGTAATAAGAGTTACATATTAGGAGGTAACAATGGAGATTAAAGAAAACGAATTTGTTAGAACTGATAATGGAATATTTAAAGTTACAAAAATAGATGGTTTATATATTTACTTAGATAAGCAATATTTTGATAATCAATACCAGACGATGAGAGATGTTACTTTTAAAGAAAGAATAATAAAACATAGCTTTAACATAATAGATTTAATAGAAGAGGGGGACTATGTAAATGGGCAAAAAGTTTTGTGCTTAAAAAAGAATAATGATGACTGCAGAGATGATATAGGAACAAGTTATATAGAAGGTATTGATATTTATTTAGGGTATGATGAATCTGACATCAAAACAATACTAACACATGAACAATACGAAAGAAATTGTTATAAAATAAATTAATAATAATTAAGGAGGTACAAATGAACAGAAAAGACCTTAAAGATTACAAATATAATCAAGAATGGATTAAAGAGCAAATGGAATATATAGAGGAACTAAATAGCACAATTAATAGATTAACTACAACTTTATCAGATATGCCTAAAGGAAGTAAAAGTATATATGATATAGAAGCAGAAAAGATAGCAAATTTACAAGATAAAATAAAAGAAGTATATGATTATATAATAGAACAACAAGAGAAACAAAACAAAATATTAGAGCAATTAAATAAATTAGAATCAAAAAATAAATTGATTTTAACGAAAATATACATAAATGGTAAAAGCTTAGTTACAGCTGCAAGTGAATTAGGATATGAATATAAATACATGTGCGTTAAACATGGAGAAGCTTTAACAGAATTTGATAAATTTGATTTACAACACGAAAAATAAGGTTGAATCACGACATTAAAAGTTGCTAATATATATAATAGCAAATAAGTTAGATAATAAATATTTAATACTGTTTGCCTCTATAATTTATTGAGAGTAGATGTTTTTAATGTCTACTCTTTTTATTGCGCATTTAGAGAAACGGTAATCTCGCTAGTCTCATAAGCTAAAGATACTGGGTTCAACTCCCAGATGTGCAACCAGTGTAATGCTAGGTATTCACAAAATTATACGGAATAATTAGCCAAGAAGTTTAATTGTATCCTTCTTTCTTTTAGAAAAGTAAATAGTCTCATAGCGTATCCTAGCTATGCTTATATTCGAGAATGGTGAAATGGTATCACACAAGATTTTGATTCTTGTATTCTTAGTTCGAATCTAAGCTCTCGAGCCAAATAAAAAAAAGGAGTAAGTATGGAATTATTAGATAAATATAAAAAAGAAATATGTAGTAGATGTAAGAATAAGGAAACTAATTTTTGTGAAATTAGACAATGCATAGATGGAACATATAGATGTATTTATTATGAAAGAGAAGGAAAAGAGAATGACAAAAGGAAATTTTAAATTCAAGATTAATAATAAAAAGTGGGAGATAAAAGAAATATCTCAAAATGAAATGAGAGAACAGTTAAAGCAACATAACGATAGGGTTGAGGAGTTTGGAAAATATTATGGATTAACATATGCAGATACACAAACTATTTATTTAGATAAAGATTTATGCCTAGATAGAAAAAGAACAACTTTATTACATGAATTAGGACATTGTTATATTACTACATATATAACTCATTTAGATCAAAATTATAGTGAAGAAGATGTTGTAGATATAATAGCAAATTCACACGATATTATAAGAGAAATAGTAGATAAATATTTTGAAAAGGAGAAATAAAAATGGATTTTGGAGAAGCAATAAAACTTTTAAGGCAAGGCAAAAGACTACAAAGAGAAGGTTGGAATGGCAAAAAACAATATATAGAGTTAGCTACTAATATAAGTTATAAGAACACAAAAGGCGAGATAATTAATTGTAATCACGATGCCATAGGTAATAAGGCTATAGCATTTGTTGGAACATCAGGAGTACAAATGGGTTGGCTAGCAAGTCAATCTGATATGTTAGCAGAAGATTGGAAAATCGCAGAAGAATAGTAGGTGACATTTATGAGCAAAAAAGTAGGAAGACCAAAAAAGTATACAAAAAAAGAAGAAATAGAAGGAAAGATAGAAGAATATTTTAATATTTGTGATAAGAATAATAAGCCATATACTGTAACAGGCTTAGGTTTAGCTTTAAATATGAGCAGACAAGATTTAATAAATTATAGTAAAGATAAAGAGTTTTTTGACACAATAAAAAGAGCGAAGCTAAGAATAGAAAATTATTTAGAAGAACATTTAGTAACAGATAATAGTGTTACAGGAATTATATTTAATTTGAAAAATAACTATGGCTGGAAAGATAAACAAGAAAATGTAAATATAGAAACAAACTACGAAGAATATTTGAAACGAGTTGAGGGAGATGAGTATTAATACAAAAGCCTATATAGAAAACTACATAAAGATTAGAGATAAGAAAAATAATATAGTGCCACTTGTATTCAACGAACCACAGCTTAAATATTATAATGTAGTTAAAAGTATGTATCAACAAAGGAAACCTATTAGGATAATAATATTAAAAGCTAGACAAATGGGGTTTAGCACAGAAACAGAAGCAGTAATATTTAAGAATGTAGTTACTCATCATAATTATAACGCAGGTATAGTAGCGCACAAAGAAGATTCTACAACAAACTTATTTAATATGAGTAAAAGAATGTTGGAATACTTACCAGAAGAAATTAAGCCAGAACAAAAGAAATCTAATGCAAAAGAATTAGTATTCAATAATGATATTGGAACAGGTCTAGATAGTAGAATAAAGTGTATGACAGCTGGTGGTAAAGGAATAGGTCGTTCAGATACATTTACAGCATTACACTTATCAGAACTTGCTTTCTGGGAAGGCGATAAAAAAGCAACAATGACAGGTTTACTGCAAGCAGTACCTAATACTCCAGATAGTATGATAATAATAGAAAGTACAGCAAATGGATATGAATATTTTAAAGAAATGTGGGATAGTGCAGTCGCAGGTGAAAACGACTTCTATCCTCTTTTTATTGGCTGGAATGAGCTAAAAGAATATAGTATGCCATATACAGGCTTTGATTTAACACAAGAAGAAAAAGATTTACAAAAACAATATAATCTTACATTAGAACAATTAACTTGGAGAAGATGGTGTATAAAGAATAACTGTTCTAATGATATAAATCAATTTAAACAAGAATATCCAATATGCCCAGAAGAGGCTTTCCTTTCAACAGGTAATTGCTATTTTAACAAAGAAAATATTATAAACAGAATAAATACAGCACCAGAGTCATTAGTAAGAGGTAAATTTACTTGTTATTATGATGGAATAAGGATAAGAAATCAAAAATTTCTAGAACAAGATGATGGAAACATAAAGATATATGAATATCCTCAAAAACGAGTTCCTTATGTTCTAGGTGGAGATACTGCAGGAGAAGGGTCAGATTTCTTTACAGCACACGTAATAAATAATATTACTGGTAAACAAGTAGCAGTATTAAAACAACAATATAACGAAATAGAATATGTTAAACAAGTTTATTGCTTAGGTATGTTTTACAACTGTGCATTAGTAGGTCTAGAGAATAATTTTTCAACATATCCTACACAGAAATTAGCAGAACTTAATTATCCTAATCAATTTGTAAGAAAGAAAGAGGATCAATATAATAATAAATATGAAAAAAGCTATGGATTTAAAACAACTACTATTACAAGACCATATATATTAGGACAGTTGCAAGAGATAGTACACGATAATATAGATGTAATACAAGATAAAGATACATTAAGAGAAATGCTTACTTTTATAGTAAATGATAAAGGTAGAGCAGAAGCAGAAGAGGGGTATCACGATGATTTAGTTATGGCATTAGCAATAGCTTATTATATAAGAGAACAGCAAGATTATAAGAAAGCTGAAAGAGACTCAAAATATAAAGATATACAAGAACAAATAGATAAAATATTTGGAGAAGATATAATTAAAATAGAAGAGGACTATGAAGATGACATAGTCCCTTTTTAAACGGAGGTAAATATGGAACTTATATATACAATAATAGCAATATTATGTTTGTGCTTTGGATTTTATGTAGGTTATAAATTAGGAAAAGATAAGGAATTACCTAAAGCACCAAAAGAGGTAATACATCCAATAAAGACTATAAAAGATAATATAGAGAATAGTAGAGCAGAAAGAGCGGAAGAGGATAGATTACAAGAATTACAAGATGATTTGGCTGAATTAGATTCTTACGATGGTGGAGTAACAGAAAGGAGATAGCAGATGAAAAAGCGTGAAGAAACTAGCATAACTACAGTATGGCAAGAATATGAACGTGGAAAAGATTATAATTATCAGCAACAGTTGTATGAAAAGAGTAAAAGAAATTATAATTTCTATCACGGAAAACAATGGGAAGGTGCTAAACTTTCTGGAATACAACCAATAACATTAAATATGATTAAATCTATATGTAAATATAAAGTTGGTGTAGTAAAAACTAATACATATCAAATATATTTCAATTCTGATACATATAAAAATCAAGATGAAAGAGAGAAACTAAAAGATATATGTGATATGCTTAATAGATATGCTAATAGAATTTGGGAGAAAACCAAGGTAAATAAGTTAATAAGAAGTTGTATAAATGATGCCTGTATAGATAGTGAAGGTATCATTTATTTTTATGCAGATCCAGATGAAAATAGTAATTCTATATATTGTGAGCAAGTAAATAAAACTAATATTTATTATGGTAATGAAAACGAAGATGATATACAAAAGCAACCATATATAATTATTTCTTTTAGGCGTACTGTAGAAGAGGTTAAAGAAGAGGCTAGACAAAATAAGATAAGTGAAAAAGAAATAGATTTGATAACAGAGGACCAAGACATAGAAGAACAAGCAGGAAGAGACTTAAGAACAACAGAAATAGTTCCAATGTGTTTAGAGTTATTAAAATTATATAGAGGTAAAGATGGCAAAATTTGGGCAAAGAAATGTACTAAATTAGCAACTGTAATGAAAGATAGTTGCTTAGAAATAGATAGATATCCTGTAGCTCATATTCTCTGGGAAAGAGTAAAGGGAAGTGCTAGAGGACAAGGAGAGGTAGAAACATTAATACCAAACCAAATAGAAATAAATAGAACAGCTACAAGAAGAGCATTAGCAGTTAAATTGGTAGCATTTCCAAAATTGGTGGCTAATACAAAATATATATCTAATACAAAAGCTTTAAATAAGGTTGGAACAACCATAGAAGTAAATGAAATGAATGCAGATGATGTAAATAAAGTAGTTAATTATTTGAAACCTGCAAGTATTAGTTCTGATGCATATCAACTTCAAAAAGAGTTGCAAGAAGAAACACAAAATCTAGCAGGTGCAAGTGATACAGTTACAGGTAACGTAGATCCTACACAGGCTTCTGGTAAGTCTATATTAGCAGTACAACAGGCAAGCCAACAACCAATAAATGAGCAAGTAGAAGCATATAAAGATTTTATAGAAGATATAGCTTTAATATGGTATGCAATGCTTAAGGCTAATAGTGTAAAAGGCATTGAGCTTGTAAGAGAAAAGAAAGATTATATGAATAACACTACAACAGATGAAACATACAAGATGAGTTATGAAGAACTTAATAAGTATGATTTAGATATAAAGATAGAAACAACTCCGAAATCCCCATTTGATAAATATGCGATGGAAATGTCTTTAGAAAACTTATTAACAGCTGGGCAAATAAACTTTGAAGAGTTTGTAAATGCATTACCACAAGATTCAGCAATGCCAAAAGCAGAATTAAAACAGATATTAAAGGAAAGAGAAGAAAAAGAACAAATATTCAATCAAATTGAGAAAGTAGGAAATGCATTAAATAGCGCTATGCAAGCAGTTATGCAACAACAAGAAATGAACAATGTAGAGCAAACAGGAGTAACACCAGAAGAAGCAAATATTGTGGATAATGCAAATAATATAAATACTAATACACAACAACAAGGAGTTAATCAATAGGCAGTCAAAAGGCTGTCTATTTTTTATGCAAGTTTAGTTTAACGGAAGAACAACAGTCCCCAAAACTGTAAGGTAGTGGTTCGAATCCATTAGCTTGTGCCATAGCCGACAGGCTTAAAATGGGAGGCACATATGCCGGAATAAAACAAAAATATGAATTAATAGCCGACGGGCTTTAAATGGGAGGTAACATATGCCGGGAGAAAACAAAGATATGAACGATTCAGAGGAAGAAGTATTAGTAAATCATAATGATACATCAACAGAAAATAAAGATGTACAAAATGATAACACTACACAAGAACCTAAAGAGGAAAAGACTTACACACAAGCAGATTTAGATAAAATTGTAAGTCAAAAAACAGCTAAACTTGAAAGAAAGTATCGTAAAGAAGAGGAAAGCAGATTAATAAAATCTAAGCAATTAGAGGATACTTTAAGAGCTGGACTTGGACTAACAGATGATGATGATGTTTTGAGTAAAGTTAGAGACTTTTATAAAGAGCAAGGAATAGATATTCCAGAAGTTAGTACAGAGAATAATCGTGATGCTGAGATCCTAGGAAAAGCAGATGCTAACGAAATTATTGATATGTATGATGACAAAGATATTGAAGCTAGAGCAAATGAGCTAGCAGTAAAACAAAAAAGAGGAAAAACTACTGCACGTGAAAATGCGGAGTTTTTTAGGTTAGGGGAATATTTAACCAGCAAATTAGAAGAAAAAGAATTAAAAGAAAACGGAGTAGATACAAGTATTTTACAAGACAAGGACTTCAAGGCTTTTGCAAATAATTTTAAAACTGGAACGAAAATCAGTGATGTGTACAAAATGTGGAAGAAAATGAATGGAAAAGAGGATAAAACACCTACAAAACCAGCTTCCACAGGAAGTTCACAATCTACTGTACCAGATAATAAAGATAAGGAGTATTACACTCCAGAAGAAGTAGATAAATTATCTAGCAAAGACTTGGACAATCCTACTATTTGGAAACGTGTAAGAGAAAGTATGAAACGTTGGAAATAGGAAGGAGAAGAATATAAATGAGTTATGCAAACTTTAAACCTGTTGTATGGTCAAAATATATACAACACGAATTACCAAAATTCACAGTATTTAAACAAGATTGTGATTATAAATTCGAAGGAGAAGCCGGAGAAGGTAAAAGAGTAAAAATACAAAACTCTGGAAGACCAACTATTAAAAAATATGTACCTGGTAAGGATATAGATGCACCAGAAAAAGTTGATGGAACATCAGCTTATCTAGATATAGATCAATATGATTATTTCAACTATGGAATCGATGATATTGATAAAGCACAAGCTCAAGATGGAGTAATGGAAGCATTACAAACAGAAACAACAAGAGCTTTAGCTGAAAAAGAAGATATATTCTGTGCTACACAAATGGCAAAAAATGCAGGATATAAAACTACATCAACAGCAATAGCAGATGAAACAGCTGCTAAAAAGGCTGTAGATGATTTATTCGTAAAATTATGGAATAATGGTGTATCCACAAAAGATGATGTTACTATGTATTTAACACCTTGGTTCTATATGTTATTCCAAAATAGATTAATTGATTTAAAAACAAATAATGATGATTTAATCTCTAAAGGAGTTTTAGGACTTTATAATAGTGCTAAAATCAAAATGACAAATAATGCTTATAATGATGGAACAGATGATTATATTATCTTAAAAACATCTAAAGCATTTGCATATTGTAATGGTATTGATAAATTAAAACCATACGAACCAGAAAGAGGATTCGCAGAAGCTATAAAAGGTTTAAATACATATGGTGGTAAAATGGTAAGACCAAAAGAATGTGCAGTATTAAGATGTCATCAAGAATAGATTAGTATAAATAAAATTATTGATGAAAGGAGTGCTATATAAATGGCAGTAGCAGAAATAACAAACGTTGACTTAGTAAGAAATGAAGCTAAGAAATTGATTGATGCAGTTGCAGTTGATGTAACTGATGGTGCTAGAGTAGACTATACTAATAGAAGTGATGGGAGAATATTACTATTAATAACAAATGGTAATGCTTCTGCACAAAAAGCTACTATAGTACAAGGTGATTCTTTACAAGGAGTAGAAGATTTAGAAATTTCTATTGAAGCAAATAAAACAGTTGCTATTGTAGTTGAATCTGGTAAATTTATGAATGTATCTGGAGATAATAAAGGATATGTAATAATAAAAGGAGAATCAGCTGATATAAAAGTACAAGCTATAGAATTACCTTAATTTTAGAGGGATATATTCCCTCTATTTTATATCAAGTTAAAGGAATAGACAGTTCGATTCTGTCAAACTTGGGAGGAATAGATATGACATATGGAGAATGTAAAAAGCAAATATTAGCACTTATTGAGGAATATGCACCCAACAGCAATACATTTACAGAAGATGAAGACATAGCTACTAGATTACCTTTTTTAGTAGACTTAGCCAATCAAGAATTATCACAAACAAAAAAGATAATAGCAACTAAGATATATGCTGAGATACCAGATGAAAACAAACAAGATAAATTTACTTCTTATACATTACCAAGTGATTTATATCAAATAAGAAATGTATATTTACTAGATGCTAATAATAAAAAATGTAATTCAGACTATTATTTAATGGGTAAAAATAAAATATATATAAATGATAACAATGCTGGACAAACAGTAGTTGAGTATTACAAATATCCAACTATCATAAATGAAAAGACAAAAGATAGTTTCTATTTAGAAATAGACCAAGATGCACAAAGCATTTTACCATATAAAGTAGCAAATGATTTATTAGTAACTGACCCTAGTGCAGATTATACAGCTTTTGCAACAGAGTACCAAAGAAAATTACAATTATTAGATACTAGAAGAAATATACCAACGGTTAATTTAAAAGAATATGAACCAGATGAGAATGAAGGAGAATTTGATATATAGGAGGAAACAGTATGGCAGCAGGAGTAAAACGAGTATATACAGATTTTAAAGGTGTTGATTTTTTAGAGGAACCTAGCTTAGTTAATATTACAAGAAGTCCTGATGCCTTAAATGTATGGAAAAACTACGAAGATACACAAGGAGCTTGTGTAGAAACAAGACTAGGTTTTAGAAAATTAGCTCAAATAGGAACAGGACCTGTTTATGGAATATTTATATATAGTTCATTTATAGCTATAATTCATTCTGATAATAAGCTATATGAATGGAGTAATTTCCCTAATGAGCCAGAAGAGGAAAATATAAAAGAAATTTATTCAGATATGAATAATAAAAAATCATACTTTAATAAAGTAGCAGAGAAATTATATATAAATGATGGAAAAAATTATTTAGTATATGATGGTAGTACTTGTAAGAAAGTAATAGATGATGACCCATTTATTCCAACTACGACAATAAGTAGAACAGCAGGAAATATAGGTGGAGGAGAAACATTGCAAGATGTAAATGTACTAACACCCAAAAGAACAAATTCATTTGTTGGAGATGGAGAAAATAAAGTATTCTATTTGGATGCAACAGAAATAGATTCAGAACCAGTAACAGCATTAGTAAATGATATTGAAATGGAAGAAAATACAGATTTCGTAGTTGATAGAGTAGCAGGCAAAGTAACATTTAATGAAGTTCCATCTGAACCAAATTTAAGTGGGCAAGATAATGTATTTATTACATTTTCAAAAACAGTTGAAGGCTATACGGATAGAATAAGCAAATGCACACAGGCATTATTATTTGATAACAGATTATTTTTTACAGGTAATCCTGATTATCCTAATGCAATATTTCACTCAGAATTAAATAACCCTCAATATATATCTGACTTAAATTACTATGAAGATGGTGCAGGAGATTCCGAAATAACAGGAATGACAGTAGGAAATAATATTTTATGGGTATTTAAAAATTTAGACCAGAATAATGCAAATGTATTTTACCACGAACCAACACTTGATACAGAGGCAGGAAAGATATATCCAAGTAAACAAGGTAATGTAAGCATAGGTTGTTATGCAGGAAGTACAAACTTCCAAGATGATATTGTTTATTTAAGTAGATACGGTTTAGAAGGAGTAAGCATAGAAAAGATTGATAGTAGACAAGTGGTAGCCCATAGAAGCACTATGGTAGATGTAAAGATGACAAACGAGAATGGATATAGAAAAGCTTGTATGGCAGAATGGAAAGGGTATTTATTGATACTTGTAGATGATAGGGTTTATTTAGCAGATAGTAGACAGAAATATGCAAATCTTAATAGTTTTGAATATGAATGGTTTTATTGGGACATTAGTAATGCAAAACCTAATATTTTAAAAGAATATGATGATAGATTATACATTGGAGCCAAAGATGGCTCTATTTTTATTGTAGAAGGAACAAACGATAATGGAGAAACAATATTGAGCTATTGGACTACTCCAATGGATAATTTTGGATATGAAAATCAATTAAAAACCACTAATAAACGTGGTGGTATAGCTAAAATTAAAACTATTCAAAATGGAAGAATAAAGATAGCTAGAAGAACAGATAAATCAGAGGAATATAAATATACAACTGAGAAATCTGCAACAGGATTTAATTTCAATAATATAAATTTTGCTAACTTTAGTTTTGTAACAACAAATAAATCTTATATGCTTTACAAGATTAAAGAAAAGAAAATAAGTGAGTTGTCACTTAAATTTTATAGTGATGAGAAGGATAAACCATTTGGAATATATAGTGCTGTTATTGAAGCATTTATAGGAGGATATATAAAGAAGTGAGGTGTAATAAATGAGTTTACCAGAATGTACAGTACCAACAAATAATGTACAAAACTTAGCAGATTCTCCAACGCAATCAGCTCAAGATTTAAAAAAAGTTTTTGACCAAGCTGGAGAAGATATTAAGAATTATATAAATGATAAATTAATTCCGGAGATAGAAAAATCAGATAAAGAGACAGAAGACAATACTAAAAAGTTAATAATAAAAACATATAAATATAATGTGACTACACTAGCAGATATAACAGAAACAGAAGATTATACAATACCTTCAACTTATAATGTAAACACACACGGATTAGATGTTTATTTTGAAGGTAGTTTATTAGCATTAAATGAAAACTATCAAGAAAGAGGAACAGGAACAAGTGACAAGATAAGATTTAACTTTACTGTACCAAAAGATAGTTTACTCACATTTGTTATAAGAAAATAGACATAGAAAGTAGGTGAAGAACTTGGCAAGTGGATATGAAGATTTAGATAATTTGGTAAATCAACAAAATACTTTATTACAACAGCAAGAGCAAAAACAAAATGAAGTAATTAATCAACAAACTCAAATGCAAGTTGATGAGCTTAATAGAGAAAAAGAAAAATTAGATAAAGAAACCAACAAAACAACACAAGGGTTGTACTCAAATTATCAAAAACAGGCTAATCAATATGGTGCTGGAATGGAACAATTAGCAATGCAAGGTTTAGGTAATTCTGGATATGCAGAGACAACAAGAACATCTTTATATAATGCTTATCAAAAAAGTGTTACAGATACTTTGAATAATGCTAATGATTTAAAAGCTGATTACGATTTTAAAATTCAACAGGCAAGACAAAATGGTAGTATCCAACAAGCACAAAGTGCATTGGAATTATATGCTCAAAAGGTACAATTATTAACACAGAACTATCAACTAAGACAGGATAGAGAACAATACTTATATCAACAACAAAGAGACCAAATTGCAGATCAACAATGGCAAAAATCTTTTGATGAGCAAGTAAGACAAAATGAGCTTGAAAATCAATGGAAACAAAAACAATTTGATTATCAACAACAAAGAGATAAAGTAGCAGATTCACAATGGCAACAACAATTCAATCTTCAAAAAAAAAATCTAGCTAGAAGTTCTTCAAAAAAGAGTACAAAGAAGAGTACAAAGAAGAGTACAAGTAAGAAAAGTTCAAGTAGTTCTAGTGTAAGTAAGAATAATGATTCAGTACCAAGTTATCAAGAAATATTAAATAATATGAAGGTAACTCAAGGAGTAGGACCAAGTAAAATTATAGATGGTTTGACTGGAAAAGCATATAACAGTGGAGAAGAATTGCTAGCAGCATATGGATATAAAGCTACTCGATAAGGAGGTATAATAATGCCTATAACACGTTTTAAAGATGAAAAAGAGAAAGAAGAATATTTAAAACAAATAAGACAACAACAAGAAGCTAATTTACAAGAAGCAAATAGAAGAAATCAAGAAGCTACAGCAAAGTTTAATGAAATTTCGAATAATAATAATAGCAATACAACTTCTACAAATTCAAATAGTTTATGGGAACAAATAAAGACAACAGCTAGTAATTTCTTAGGAAATACTGGATATGGAATTGCAAATGGATTAATAGGCTTTGCCCAAAATGAAAGAAGAAATCAAACTACTACAAAAACATTGAAAGCATTAGGAGATACTGTATTGAATCAAACCTTATTAGGATTACCAAACGCTTTAGGAAGAATAGGGAAATCTATAGATTCAACTTTTAAAAATAATGAAAAATATCAAAATGCTAAAAATATAATAGAAAGTACAATTGAGAAAAATAAAAATGTAGTATTAAATCCAATCGATGAAAAGTTACAAAAGCAAGAAGATGTAAATAATGAAAAGATACAACAAAATATTGATGAAACGACAAATTCAGTAGGTAAGAAATTAGTAGAATTAGCGCCTTCATTAGGACAAATGCTTCCTTCTGCAATACCATATACGGGAATGTTATATTCAGTTGGTTCTGCTACAGATAGCTATTATGATGAGGCAAAAGCTAGAGGGATGAATGAAGAGCAAGCAAGTAACTATAGTCAACTTATGGGTGGAGTAGAAGGCTTAACAGAACAAATAGGAATAGGAAAGTTAGTTAAAGGTGGAAAAGGAATTGCAAAAGGAACAGTAAAGCAAGCTTTTAAAGATTTAGGTATAGGTGTAACAGATAATTTTATTCAAGAAGCAGTGACAGAACCTGCATCTGAATTAGTGACTAAAGCAACAGCTGGAGATAAATATTTGAAAAATGATTATAGAACATCAGAAGGCTGGAAAAATTTAGGCAAAGATATGTTGAAATCTGGATTTGATGGAGCTATTACAGCTGGAATTATGGGTGGAGTATCTGCTGGATTAGGTAAATCAATAAATGTTTATAATAAATTAAAAAATGGTCAACAGCCAACGGTAAATGAATATAAAGAAGCATTTAATGAACAAAAAGAAAATGGTATTGATGTAGATGGAAATGTACAGAATGAATTTAAAAATAGAATAAAAAAATCAAGACAAGTTACTAATCAAAATACAAATCAAATTACGAATACTCAGCAGAATATTGCTAATAGGTTAAATGAAATAGTAAAAAATGATAAATATTTATCACAAGAGGATAAAGAAGCTATGATTTATGCTACAAATGATTTAGCTTCCAAAAATCAATTAGATAGTACAAATACTTTAGATGCAATTAATCAAATAAAACAAATGTCACAATTATCGCAAGAAAATAATGACCAATTAGATATAGGTAAGAAATATTTATCAGGTAGAAAAGAAATATATAATAATTATAGAAACGTAACAGATTATGATAATTTGATTGTGCAACAAGCTAAAGATACTATAGCTCCTAATAAACAAGGGAAAAGGACTAGAGAGCAATGGTTAAATGTGGCTAAATACATAGGAACTAATATAGCAGACAGGCCTAATTCAGAAATACAAAAAATAGCATATAAAAGTTGGCAAGAAGAAACACCTAACAACTCAGCTACTTTAAATAAACAAGGACAAAAATATGTAAAGTTCATGTCCGATGATTGGATAGATACTATTTATGATGCAGTAGAAAAGCAAAGACAAAAAAGTGGATATGTAGCAAACAATGATACAGTTAATGCATTAGATAATTTTTATAATGAATATGCAAATAATCAAACGGTTCAAAATAATAATATTCAAAACAATATTGATACATCATCAATGAACTTAATAGATAGTGCAAAAGCATATAATCTAAATGGTAATGATGAAACAATACAAAGTATAAATCAAAAATTAAATGACAGAGGAATAGCAAGTAGATTTGATGGAAACTTATTTAAAAATGATGATGGAACACCTAACAAAAATATAAATGCATTGTGGAGAACAACTACAGATGAAAACGGAAACACACGTAGAGAAATAGTATTTAATCCTTATGTGGATGGAGATATAAATGAGCAAAAAACAATGCAACAAGTAACCATACACGAAATGTTACACGATATGGCTGGAGATAAGCAAGTAAGAAGTGATTTATTTAATTTAATATTAGATAAAAATAAAAAGAGAGATGGATATGGTGATGCAAGAAGTAATTTAGAAGAAATGTATTCACAAGTATATGACAAAAATAGTAAAGATTTTAAAGATTTAGTAGATGAAGAAGAGGTAGCAGATACATTAGCACAAAAGTTAGGAGACCAAGACTTTATTAATTCTTTGAATGAAGAAAAGCCAAATGTATTCAAAAGAATATATGATTGGGTAGTAGATAAATTAAATCAATTCACAGGAAGTAAAAATGAAAAGATTTATTGGGAAGATGTAAAGAATAAATTTGAAAGTGCATATAAACGAGAAGCAAATAACGAAATATTAAGTAAAAATATTTTAAGATATTCACTAGATGATAAACAGAGAAATAAGATTTCAAAAATTTCTAAAAATGCAATAGATGAGAAAGGAAATTTAAAAGCATTTAAACAACAATTGCAGGAGTATAAAGATAAGAAATTACCAACAGGAGTAGAATTAATTGTTGCAAAAGATAATGATGGATTGAGATATGCTCAAGTATCTGATAAGCCAATAGTTATGAATCAAAGTAATATAAATAAAATTCTTATAAATAAACATTCTAATATTGATTCTACAATACTTGAAAATATAGATGAAGAATTACAAAATAGTGTTTTTGCTATGGATTCAAGAAGTAGAAAAAATTCAAAAGTTATAGTTTTGGATAAGGTTGACAATAATGGAAATCCTATTATAGCAACAATTTATGAGAATAAAAAGAGTGCAAATATTGAAGTAAATGAACTAACTTCTGTATATGAAAAAAATAAATTCCAAAATCTAATAAATTCAACTGCAAAAGAAGGATATAATTGTTATACAAATAAAAAAACTAATGATTGGCTACTTCGAAATAGGCTCCAATTGCCTACCCGTTTTGCCGAAACATTAGTTTCTACTAATAGTATACCAACATCAAATAATAATGTCAATACTACTAATAATAATTCTATGCAAGAATCTGAAAATAATTCAGTTGAAATACAAAGAAGAGCTATAGCAAATAAATTAAAAGAAAAAGGTGCACAAGTAGATAATGATGGAAATGTTACATTATATCATATTACAACTAAAGAAAACTATGACAAAATAAATAAAGATGGATATTTTAAAGCCAATGATAGTCCAATAGGAGGAATGACAGGCGAAGAGATAGGACCCAGAAGTTTCTTTTCATATGATAAAGATTGGGTAGAAACTTGGAGACAAAGTAATGATAGTAAAATAATGGAGGTAAAAGTTCCAGCAGAATATATTAGACAAGGAGCAAAAAACGAAAAAGAGATATACATAGAAGGACAATTAAAAAGAAGAGACAATGGAACTTGGACAACAGATAAAATGCCCACATCAACATTTTATGATAGAAAGGCAGTAAAAGAATATCTAAAGAAAAATTCTACTGCTAAACCATCTATAGAACAATCGGGAGCTTGGCAATCATTCTTAGAAAATCAAATAGGTTCAACAGGAAAAGGTAAAACAGTTCAAGAATTAAGATTACCTACAAAAGAGAATTTGGAAATAGTCCAAAATAGTAATAAAAGTTTACAAAACAAAAGAAAATTAAATCCTGTAGAAATATCTAAATTAAAGCCAGAAGATGCTTTAACAACACCTAATTTAAAAAGTAAAAAATACGAAAAAGGGAATAAACAAAGTAGTTTCTTATCTAACATAGTAACTGATTCAGAATTTTTGAATAAAGATTTACGACAAGAAATAGGTAATGAAGAATCAGTAAAATACTATAAAGGAATAACAAATAAAGAAACTTTGGAAAAATCTTATAAAGAATTACAAGATGGTGGTTCAAAAGAAGTTTTAAATTGGTTTTCAAAAGATGATAAAAATATTACTGCAGATGATGTTACAAAAGGTTGGATATTATTGAAACAATATCAAGATGCAGGTGATTATGCTAGTGCAGTTGAAGTTGCTAAAAAAATGAGAAATATGGGAACTAAAGCGGGACAAACTGTTCAAGCATTTAATATTTTATCTAGATTAACGCCAGAAGGTATGACATTATATGCGCAAAAAGAACTTTCAGAAGCGTATGATCAAATGGTAAAAGGAAAAAGTGAAAAATGGATAGAAGAAAATGAGAGTAAATTTGATTTAAGTCCTAATGAAACAGCTTTTATAAAAGATACAATGGAACAAGTTTCAAAAATGGAAGATGGATATGATAAGAAAGTTAAATTGGCAGAAATACAAAAACTTATTACAGATAAAATTCCACCAGCTAAAGGACAAGGAATAAAAGCTTGGATGAGAATTTCAATGTTGTTCAATCCAAAGACACAAGTAAGAAATGTTGCTGGGAATGCGGTTATTTTACCTGTAAATATGTTTAGTGATAGTGTTTCTGCAGGAGTAGATAGATTAATTAGTAAGAGAACTGGAGTAAGAACAACAGGAAATATTAATATTAAGAATTATGTTAAAGGTTTTGGAAAAGGACTGTCTGAATCGTATAATGATTTTAAGAAAGGCATTAATACGAGAAATATTGAAGAAAATAGATTCGAAGTTGGAGAAGGTAAAAGCTTTAAAGATAAAGGTATAGGAAAAGCCTTAAATAGAGTAGATGGCATATTGTCTTTTATGCTGGATGCAGGGGATAGAGGCTTCTATGAAGCTACATTTAACAATTCAATAAATAATCAAAAAGTATTAAATGGTACAAATGATGTAACACAAGATATGATTGATATAGCTACCACAGAGGCTTTGCAAAGAACGTGGCAAGATAGTAATACTTATACAAATTCAGTATTAGGAATAAGAAATTTGTTAAATAAAGTAAATGCAAATGGATATGGCTTAGGTGATGTTTTAATACCATTTGCAAAAACACCTGCTAATCTTACTAAAGCTATAATAGATTATTCACCAATTGGTTTAACGAAAACTTTAACATTAGATGCTAAAAAATTCAAAAATGCAATAGATACAGATCAATATGTTCCACAAATGCAACATAAATTTGTGCAAGATATTGGAAAAGGATTTGCAGGTACATTTTTATATGTGGCTGGATATGCACTAGCAAAAGCAGGAATATTAAGTGGTGAAGCAGATGATGATAAAGATGTAAAAAACTTTATGAAAAATTCATTAGGAATTAGTAGTTATTCAATAAAGATAGGAAATAAAAGTTTTACATATGATTGGGCTCAACCTGTTGCAACTCCATTTGCAATAATGTCAAATTTTGTAAAATATGACAAAGAAAATCCAGATGCAAGTATATTAGAAAAAGGCATAAAAGCATTGAATATAGGAACGGAACAGCTATTAGAACAGAGTTTTATGGAAAGTTTAAATACAGTATTAAATGGAAATGGCGAAATACTAGAGAATCTAGCACAATCAGTATTTGAGTTGCCAGCAAGAGCAATTCCAACATTTAGTAAACAAATTGCAGATATGGTGGACAGTACACAAAGAACTACATTTGAATACGATAAGCCGATACAAAGTGCAATAAATTCTGTAATTGCTAAAATTCCTATAGCAAGTAAAAGTCTAGCTCCGAGTATAGACACCTTAGGTAATGAGATACAGAAATATGGAGGAGAGAATAATTTTTTCAATGTATTTATTAATCCAGCAAATACTAATAAAGGAAAAATAACAAAAGCAGGCACAGAAATATATGATTTATATATGAAAACTGGTGATAGTAAAGTTTTTCCTGTTACTGCACCTTATTACATTAATAATAATGGGGATAAAATAGTAATGGATTCTAAACAAAGAGCTGAATATCAAAAGACAACTGGAGATTATACAGAAAAAGCTATTGATGAATTAATAAAAAACAAAGATTATAAAAAATTAAGCGATGACAAAAAAGTAGAATTGATTTCAAATATTATAAATGATTCAAATAATATGGCAAAACATAAGGTATTAAATATAGAAAGTAAAGATGCAGAAAAAACAAGGAAACTTATAGAAAAAGTAGGAACTAAAGCATATTATGATTATAGCTTTAAAACTCAAAATATAGAAGGTGAAAATGCTAATAAGCAAAAGATGAATATATTAGAAGAATCTGATTATAGTAACAGTATAAAGTCAGAGTTATATTCTAATACAATTGGGCAAAACGATGATAATTATAATACAATATATAAAAATGCTGGAATTAATATAAATGAGTATTTGAAATATAAACAACAAGATTTTACAAGTGATAAAAAAGATGATGGCACTTTACAAGGAAAATCAACAAAAAATAAAAAGAATAAAGTATTTAACTATGTTAACAATATGAAATTAAGTTATGAAAATAGATTAATACTTTTAGGAACACAATATAAATTAAATACACAAGAAAGAAAAGATTTATTTAATTATATAAATACTATTAAAATAAACAAAGATGATAAATTGAAATTTTTAAATAAATGCCAAGGTTTTACTGTTTACAAAGATGGAACTGTAGAATATTAAAATATCGTTGTAATTTAATAGCAATTATGATATTGTTTTATTTGAGGGGATACTATATGAAACAAAAAATTATATTAATAACAGTAATAATTTTAACATTTATGAATACTTTTTCATTAGCTCATCAAGGCAGAACAGATAGATATGGAGGACATTATGACCATTCGACAGGAACTTATCATTATCATAATGGTTCTTATTCTGGGGAATTTACAGCACCAGTTGAAGAAGGTGGAACAAGAATAGATAATTCTAATGAACAAAATGATAAATTAACAGTCAATAGAAATGATACAAGTAATATAGATAGTATATTACTTGAAAATGCAAGAGATGAAATAAACAGAAAAACAGAATCTATACAAGAACTTAATAATAAAATAAATGAGCAAGAAAAAGAAATTCAAAGTCTTAAAGAAGATAAAAGATGGTTACATATCATATATATAGCAATAATAATTGTTATGCTTATTTATGGCTATAAACATTTAAATTAAAAATAAAGGATACTTCATATGAAGTGTCCTTTTATTATGGAGAAAGAATATGAAAGACCAAATTGTAAAAAAAGTAAATAGAAGAGATGGTGGAGTACCACAAACAATTCAACAATTAATTAGAAAATATAGTTTAGATACTATGTGGGAAAATATTCAAGCTGGAACTATTAATGCTGATAGAATAAAGACAGGAATTATAAATGCAGACCTTATAAAGACTGGAACAATAAACGCAGATTTAATTAAAACAGGAGTAATCAATGCGAGTTTAATTACAGCAGGAATATTAAATGCAGATTTAATAAAAGCAGGAACTATGTCTGCTGACAGAATTAAAGGAGGAACCTTAATTCTGGGTGGAGAGAATGATACAAACGGTTCTATGCAAGTAAA